GGATGTAAGTGAAGATAGATGGATTGGTGGATTGAAAGATGCAGAAGTTAATTTAGTAACTCTTAGTTCAACCGACACACTTACAAATAAAACTTTAACTTCACCAGATATAAATGGTGGTACTTGGAATGGTACAGTAGATGGAAACTCAACCGCCGCTGGTATTACATGGGCAGATTTAGGTAGTGTAACTACAATTGATATTAATGGTGGAACAATTAATGGTCTTGATACAGATTTAGCAGTAGCAGATGGTGGAACAGGAGCCTCAACTCTTACTGATGGTGGTATATTATTAGGTAGTGGAACAAGTGCAGTAACAGCAATGTCTGTTCTCGCCGATGGAGAATTTGTTGTTGGAGATGGTTCAACCGACCCAGTAGCAGAAAGTGGAGATACAGCAAGAATAAGTATGGGAGTAGGTTCTACTGATACTTGGCAGATAACAGGATTGCAAATCGGTCATGCTAGTGATACTACTTTAACAAGACCATCCGCTGGAGATTTACAAATTGAGAGTAACATTATTTACCGAGCTGGTGGTACAGATGTAGCAGTAGCAGATGGTGGAACTGGAGCTTCAACTTTAACCGATGGTGGAGTATTATTAGGAAGTGGAACAGGAGCAATTACAGCAATGTCAGTATTGGCTGACGGAGAATTTATAGTTGGTGATGGTACAACTGATCCAGTAGCAGAAAGTGGGGCAACATTAAGAACAAGTATTGGTGTTGGTACAGGAGATTCACCACAATTTACAGGAATAGAATTAGGACATGCCAGTGATACTACACTTACAAAAGTAAGTTCTGGTGATGTAAATATTGAAGGTAATATTATTTATAGAGCTGGTGGTACAGATGTAGCAGTAGCAGATGGTGGAACTGGAGCTTCAACTTTAACCGATGGTGGAGTATTATTAGGAAGTGGAACAGGAGCAGTAACTGCAATGGCTGTTCTCGCTGATAGTGAAATGATTGTCGGTGATGGTTCTACAGATCCAGTAGCAGAGAGTGGTGCTACTTTAAGAACAAGTATTGGTGTCGGAACTACTGATAGTGTAAATTTTGGAGCTATGATTAGTGGAAGTAACAAGTTATACGTAGGTACTCCATCAAGTTATGTGAGTGCTAGTGATGGTGGTTTAAAAGTTACAGGAGCTATTACGGGTTCAAGTGTTAGAGCAACTAATCTTTATGGACAAGTTGCAACAGCAGCACAAACAACTATTACATCTGTTATAAATGACGGTTTAACAATAGGTGGTTATTCTTCACATCAAATTATTGATTTCGGGACAGACGATATGATAAAAGTTTCGGTTAATGATGTTGCTGATGAATTTAGATTCTCTGCAGGTGGAACATTTCACGCAGACGCAGATGTAGTTGCATATTCTTCAACTACTGCTTCGGATATAAGTTTGAAGAAAAATATTACAGATACAAAATATGGTTTAGACGATATTATGAAACTTCGTGGTGTTGATTATGATTGGAGACGAGAAGATATGGGACATGATGTTGGTGTACTTGCACAAGAAGTTGAAAAAGTTATTCCTGAAATTGTGAAAGAATATGATGGTATGAAGGGAAGACCAAAATTTAAAGCAGTGGACTATAATAAGTTAGTCCCCGTTCTGATAGAATCAATTAAAGAACTGAAAAAAGAAATTGATGATTTGAAATCTAATTAGATATTTATAGTTAGATATATTTAATAACAACAAAATGGAGGTTTTAACGTGGCCGAAGATAAGAAAAATCCAGAGGTAGTAGTACCTGAAGAAGAAATTCAAGAGATTAAATCTTTACAAGAAAAATACCAAGGTTTAGCTTTACAACTTGGACAGATTGCTTTACAACGTAGTCAATTAACTAGGGAATTGGATAATATAGAATCTAATGAACAAAAATTGTTAGTTGCGTATGATGAAGCTAGAGAATCTGAACAAGGAATTGTAAAAAAGATGACAGATAAGTACGGAATTGGTAATCTTGATGTAGAATCAGGTAAATTTACTCCTCAAAACTAATGTTTGAGAAATTTAGCTTATATTTATATGTAACCTTAGTTTGATTCAAACAACCTCATAAATTAGGAGAAAAATAATGGCGGAAAGAATAGTAAGTCCTGGCGTTTTTACGGAAGAGCGGGACTTGTCTTTTCTACCACAAGGTATTTCTGATATTGGGGCAGCAATAATCGGGCCGACTGAAAAGGGCCCAGCATTCACACCAACTATACTTAGTAATTTTCAAGAATTTGAAAATACATTTGGAAAAGTAAGTGAAGATTATTATGTTCCCTACACAGTTCAAGAATATCTTAAAAGTGCCAGTTCTGTAACAATAGTTAGAGTTCTTGGTATTGGTGGATATAAGACAGATTATGTTAATATAGTTGCAAGTGGTTCATCCAACGAAGATTTAATAGCAGTTTTAGCACCTTCACGTGGTGCTGGGGCACTTGGAATTGATGGAACACGAGTAATGAGAAGTGGTGTAGAACAAGCTACAGGATGGTATTCTGATGCCACTACGGCTGGCGATTTTGTAATACACATAAGTGGTTCTACTAATACAGCTGGAACATATCATGAAACAATAAGTGCATCATTTGCAACATCAAGTGATTTGTTTATTGATAAAGTGATTAGTTCTGATCCAATGAACAATACATCAAATGTATACCTTTACAAAATATTTAAAGAAACTGCACACAATAATCATCAGTCTTGGACTGGATTATCAGTAACAGGTAGTTCATCCGCATCGGCTGGACAAGATTTTGTAAGTGGAACTGGATATTCAGCACAATATGGAGCAACTGGTGTAGCAGCAACTTGGACAGGTAATAGTGATTATTCTGTGGCAAGAACACCAATCGTAATTGACCAAGGAGCAACAGCAACTCGTTCATACAATAACTTATTTAGAATTTATTCATTATCTCACGGAACAAGTGTGAATGAAGAATTTAAAGTATGTGTATTGAATATTAAAGCGGCTGGTTCAATTCCTGGTTCGGATTATGGTGAATTCTCTGTACAGGTAAGAAAAAATAACCCAGCACAAGCAGATGATAATATAGTTCTTGAACAGTTTGATAATTGTAATTTTGATAGAACTTCAAACAACTATTTCGCAAGAAAAATTGGTGATAGATTTGTTGAAATTGATTCAAATGGTAAATTAACCTATAAAGGTGATTGGCCAAACCAATCTAAATGGATTCGTGTTGGAGATTATGCAGACCTTAAGAACTTGGCTAAAACAGTAGTACCTTTTGGATTTGAAGCAGTGAATAATCCAGTATTAGGTGCTAATGTACCTACAATAACATTTAAATCAGAACAGAAAAATAGTGTTGGTGATTTTGACCAAAACGTATTTTATGGTTTTGATTATAAGTTAAAGGATAATAGAGAGTATTTAGCTCCTATTCCTTATAATGCAACCACAGGTTCAAATAGTGTATTTTCATTAGCAAATATGAATGGTGATGATAACGCAGCAGGAGACTTAAATGTTTCTACGGCAGCAAATAGTTCAACAGCAATAACATTAGCAAATTCAGACATTGCACAGAGGAAATTTGTAATGCCTCTACAATGGGGATTTGATGGTGATGATCCAACTGTGATTAAAGCTACTGGAAATGATATTTCTGGTACAAACACACAAGGATTTGATTTATCATCCGCAGCAGCAAGTGGTTCTGTAGCATACAAACGAGCAATCAACGCTATAAGTAACCCTGATGAGTTCGATATTAATTTATTGGCTATCCCAGGTGTACTTCATAGTAAAGGTGGTTCAATTGTACATAGTGCAGTGACCAACCACGCAATTTCAAAAATTGAAGCTCGTGGTGATGCTTTCTATGTATTAGATGGTTTTGCATGGAGTGATTCAATTGATAACGCAACAAACGGTATAAGTGCATTAGATACTAATTACGCAGGGACTTATTTTCCTTGGGTTAAAGTAGTTGATTCTGAAACACAATTACCTGTTTGGGTGCCACCTTCAGTTGTTCTACCAGGTGTAATCTCTTTTACAGATAAGATAGCACACGAATGGTTTGCACCAGCTGGTCTAAATCGTGGTGGTTTAACTTCAGTATTAGAAGCTAAAACACGATTAACTCACGCTGAGAGAGATAAACTGTATGAAAATAGAGTTAATCCAATTGCAACATTCCCAGGTCAAGGTGTAACGGTATTTGGACAGAAGACACTTCAGTCTAAACCTTCAGCACTTGATAGGATTAATGTTCGTAGATTGTTGATTGCATTGAAGAAATTCATCGCATCATCCTCAAGATATTTAGTTTTCGAACAGAACACAACAGCAACAAGGAATCGTTTCTTGAATATTGTTAATCCATACCTTGAAAGTGTACAGGCCAATAGTGGTTTGAACGCATTTAGAGTAGTGATGGACGATAGCAATAACACACCTGATGTTGTTGATAGAAACCGTCTTGTAGGACAGATATTTATCCAACCTACGAGAACAGCGGAATTTATTGTTCTTGACTTCGTGGTATTACCCACAGGAGCATCGTTCCCAGACTAATTCGAAAAATCGAGATAAGAAACCCTGCAAATTGTGGGGTTTTTTATTGCCTAATAAAACTTCTAAAAAACTTCTATGAATTGACATATTTAGAAATTCATTTTTTTTAAATTGTTTGATATTTATACTTGAAGTACAAAATGTACAGAATTTAACAATAGGAGAATTGGAAATGCCAGAGTTAATTGATCCTTCAGAAATAATGTTCACACCGTTTGAACCAAAAACTAAAAACCGGTATGTCATGTATATTGAAGGTCTACCCGCATATTTAATAAAAACTGCAGCAAGACCCCAAATAACATTTGAAGAAATAGTATTAGACCATATTAATGTAAAGAGATACATTAAAGGTAAAGGTGAGTGGCAACCATTAGCACTTACATTATATGATCCTATTGTACCATCCGCCGCACAAGCATGTATGGAATGGGTGAGATTATCCCACGAATCAGTAACAGGTCGTGATGGATACTCAGATTTTTATAAGAAAGATATTACATTTAATTTATTGGGTCCAGTAGGAGATATTGTTGAAGAATGGACATTAAAAGGTGCGTGGGCACAAGATGTTAACTTCAATGATGTAGATTTTGCAAATGGAACAGATCCAGTAGATATTGAATTAACATTGCGGTACGACTACGCAATCTTACAATTCTAATTAAAACGGAGAATAAAAATGAGTGAATGGATAGCAGCAAATTGGGAATATGTTTTGGTTGGTATTTACGCGATTGAAAAAATCGTGAAACTTACACCAACAAAATATGACGATATTCTTTTCGATATGATTCTTAAACCAATCAAAGAGAAATT